GAAGTGGGCCACCGACGAACTACAGCCAAAGGCGCAGGAAGCATTTGGCCCCAATGGAAAGCAAGCCCCCGGCGAATGGTGTCAATTCTGCAAGGTGAAAGCCAGATGCAAGGCGTTGGCCGCTACGAGCATTAAGACGGCCACCGAACACGCCGACCCTAAGTTAATCAGCGTCGAGGAAATGGCAAGTATCGTACTACCGCAGTTAGCCACTATCAAAACATGGCTAACAGGCGTTGAGGAATACGCACTACAGCAAGCCTTAGACGGTACGGAATATCCCGGATATAAGATTGTGGCAGGGCGCAGCGTAAGAAAGATTACCGATGCAGAAGCCGTTATGCAGCTTTTGGCCAATAATGGCTTTGCCCGTGAATCCTACGTTAAGCCCACGGAACTACGAAGTATTACCGACCTTGAAAAACTGATTGGTAAGAAACGCTTTGGCGAATTGTGCAAAGATTATATCGAAAAGCCGCAGGGCAAACCGACGTTAGCACCCGACAGCGACAAACGCCCGGCTTTCAACGCAGCGGCAGACGATTTTAGCGGTATCAATCTTAACGAGAATGGCGAATGAGATTTACAAACTAAGAACGTGGGCGACGATATTACAAGACATCATTAAGGAATACCCTGGCAGGACTATTGAAAACGTCTTAGGCAATATCGAAGCCCGCATAAAAGAAAAGAGCAATGAGAAGTAAAACAGCAAATTGGTTTATCTGCAAAATCCGCTATGAGAAAACGCAGGAGGACGGACTACAGAAGAAAGTAACGGAATCCTACGTAGTGGACGCTGTTAGTTTCGGAGAGGCCGAAAGCCGGATAATCGAAGAAATGCAAGCGTACATTAGTGGTGAGTTTGAGATAATCGACATTAGCCGGGCAGCGTTTAAGGAAATTTTCTTTAGCGACGAAGAGACAGCCGACAGATGGTATAACGCCAAATTGGAGTTTATCACCATTGACGAAAAGACCGAAAAGGAAAAGCGTAGCGCAGTTGTTTACTTAGTCCAGGCAGGAACTTTCGACAACGCCCTGAAGAATGTAAACGAGGTTATGGGCGGTACGATGATAGACTACGTAACGGCCAAAATCGAAGAGACTAAGTTAATGGACGTTTTCGAGTATGCTAAGAAAGAGCAGGCCGAGAACGCCGAGGAATCAGAGTAACAACTAAAACGTAAGATTATGCCTACAGAGAATGAAATTAACAACGTGCTTAACGAATGTTCAGAGCGCGAGGATTTGGGAGAATCGAAGTACCCCGGTATGACCTACGAGCAGGGCGTAAAGGCCGCTATCGAATGGCTACAGGGCTACGGTGAAAACCCGATGGAGTAAGAGATTATTAACAGCAATATTCACTATTAAAATTTTAAGTTTATGATTACACCACAAGTTAAAGAGAACAAGGTAATTTTTGGGCCGTGCCGTTTGTCGTACACCCACGTTTTCAACCGCTACAATCCTGATGGCGACCAGGCCGATGGTAAGTACATGACTAACGTACTTATCCCCAAGGATGAAAAAGAGACCATCGAGGCCATTAACAAGGCTATTGCCGAGGCCAAGAAACAGGCTATCGTCAGCAAGTGGGGAGGCAAAGAGCCTAAGAAGTTGGATATGCCACTACGTGACGGCGACGAAAAGGACGATGAAAACTACGAGGGCCATTTGTTCGTAAACGCCAAGAGCAACACGCGCCCCGGCATCGTAGACCGTAAGAAAGTGCCTATCGTTGACGAAGAAGAGGTTTACAGCGGCGTTTGGGCTATTGTGTCGGTTACGTTCTTTGGCTACGACAAGAACGGTAACAAGGGCGTTGCTTGCGGCCTTAACAACATTATGAAGTTTAAGGACGATGAACACTTTGGCGGCAGGGTATCGGCTGAATCCGACTTTGGCGACGTTGATTTGGGCGACGATGACGACGACCTGTAAGCGATTTCTTTTCTAACCATACGAATTGATTGTAAGACGCGCACCGGCTACCGGGAAGATGTGGTAGCCGGTGCAGCAAAAGAAACAAAAACAAAGAATCATGGTAACAGCAGTAACAATAATAGGAATACTGATAGCAGCGGCGGTAATCGCAGCCGTCTATTTCGTAGACCGCCGGAGGGCAAAGGCCGTCAGGGAGTTTAACCGTAGACACCAAAGTACCTACAGGCTTAACCGCCTCAATCAGCAGACCTTTAACAAGGCTTTCAACATCGTTTCGGACTTAGTAAAAAACGACGGGGCCGATATTGAGGTGATGTTTGATAATCAGGTAGTCTTTAACGGCTACATAGACATAACGGAGTTAGGCGAGCAACCCCAATTCTGGTATAACAAAGCCCTGTTAGACAAATACGGAATCGAATACTAAAGTATCATGCAGGAATTAGGAATAGACATAGAAACCTACAGCAGTAACGATTTGGTTAATTGCGGCGTTTACAAATACGTTGAGGCCCCGGACTTTACGATATTGCTATTTGCCTACGCTATTGACGGCGGGCCGGTGCAATGTGTGGACTTAGCAAGCGGCGAGACACTACCCGACGAAGTATTTGCAGCCCTGACAGACCCAAACGTTACCAAGACAGCATTTAACGCGGCCTTTGAAAGAATCTGTATTAGCGTCTATTTCTTTGGCGGCAAACTCTTAGACCCCGCCCAATGGCGTTGCACGATGGTATTAGCCGCCCGCATGGGCTTACCGCTTTCGTTGGGGCAATGTGGTGAGGTGCTACACTTAGCCGAGGGCAAAATGAAAGAGGGCCAGGCCCTAATCAGGTATTTTAGCGTACCCGCCCCCAAAACAGGCAAACGGCATCTACCCGCAGACGCGCCGGATAAGTGGGTTACGTTTAAGGCTTACAATATCCGAGACGTGGAGGTAGAACAGGCCATTTTGAAAAAGGTACGCCGGTTAAAGCCCGCAGCCTTTGACGAAGATTTATACGTAGCCGACCAAGAAATTAACGACCGGGGCGTTATGATAGACCGCGTTTTGGTAGATGCAGCCGCCCGTTTTGACGAAGAATATAAGGCCGAGTTACTGAAAGAAGCACAGACGCTAACAGGCATGGAGAACCCCAACAGCCCCGCCCAAATTAAGGAGTGGCTACACAAGGTTACAGGCTTTAGCGTCCAAAGCCTCAACAAAAAGAACTTAGACGATTTGGATAAGCAGCTTATCTATTGGCCGAAAGCCCAAAAGGTTTTGGGCATCCGTAGGGAAATGGGTAAGACATCTAACAAAAAGTACGTCGCTATGCAAAAATGCGTTTGCGCTGATGGTAGAATACACGGACTTTTGCAGTTTTGTGGCGCAGCCCGCACAGGCCGTTGGGCCGGGCGTTTGGTACAGGTGCAGAACCTACCACAGAACCATTTGGAAAGTTTGGACTATGCCCGTAACTTAGTACGTCAGGGCGACTTAGAAGAGTTTGAAATGAACTACGACAACGTGACGTTTGTACTTAGCGAACTGATACGTACCGCGTTTATTGCAGCCCCCGGCCACACTTTCCAAGTTTGTGACTTTTCGGCCATCGAGTGCAGGGTTATAGCATGGTTAGCCGGTGAAGAGTGGGTATTAGACGTATTCAGAAGTAACGGCGACATCTATTGCGCCAACGCCTCTAAGATGTTCAAAGTACCTGTAGAGAAACACGGACAAAACGCGGAACTACGGCAAAAAGGCAAAATCGCTACTTTGGCTTTGGGATATGGCGGCGGCGTATCGGCTTTGGAAGCAATGGGCGGTAGCCGGTTAGGACTGACCGAAAGCGAAGAAAAACAGATTGTGGCCCTTTGGCGTGAGAGCAACCCGCGTATAGTGAAGATGTGGGCAGTAGTCGAAAAAGCGGCCATGACAGCGTTAAAGACCGGGCAGAACGTAACCATTTACCGAAATATCGTAGTCGGCAAGCGTTGGGGTATGCTGACTATTACCCTACCGTCAGGCCGGACTATCTGTTACCCACGCGCAGAAGTTGGCGTAGAGTATAACGACGGGTGGAGAGGCGACCACGAAATTATAGAGTACGAGGGCCTTAACCAGACTACGAAGAAATGGGAAAAGGTACGTACCTACGGCGGTAAACTTACCGAAAATATAGTGCAAGCCGTAGCCCGTGACATCTTAGGCATCGTGATACTACGCGCAAAGGCCGCAGGGCTTAACGTGGTTTTCCACATACACGATGAAATAATAGTTGAGGCTACACCCGACCAGTCTTTGGCCGACGTTGAGGCCCTATTTAGTACCCCGATTGATTGGTGCAGAGACCTACCCCTAAAAGGCGCAGGGTACACTACACCGTATTATCTGAAAGACTAACAATTAAAAAGCAAGAAATATGAAAGAAGATGCAAAAGACTTAGCCGGTTGTAGTTTCGGCTGTTTCGCGGTGATAATCGCGGCCCTGATAGTGATAGACCTTATAGTTTTGGGCATCAAGTCCGCTATTTGGCTTTGGAATTTGTAGCGTAAAACTATAGAAATGACGTAGGACGTAAGAAAACGAGTTGGCCGATAAACTATAAGGCGGCAACCCGAAACGCGCTTAGAACGAGTTTTTAACGAAATATTAACACTTAAAGCACTTACAATTATGGAAGTAAAAGAGATTGAAAGCAAGATTAGCGAGATTGACGGTAAGATTAGCGGCTTACGAAGTCAGAAAGCCGACCTTATGGGCCAATTAAGAGACGCTAAACAAATCGAGTTTGAGACGAAGCACGGCGTTAAGTCAGGTGACAAAGTAACCACCAATGCTGGTACGACTTATTTCTACGAAAGATTTATCATTGACGCTTACGGTTGGATAACGATACTTTGCCACCCGGTCAAGAAAGACGGCACGGCAAGCAAGGCAGATAGACACTTATCGGACGTTGATTTTTAACAAAGCATGGAAACGATTTACTGCCCCAACGAAGAGCATACGCGCCATTTGTTTTACGGCAATCGCTCAAAAGCAAGGTGCGTTGGTTGCGAATGTGAAAAGACGTGCAAATATAAGGCAGAAGTTGAGGCTAAACAGGTCGCCTGTTACATGAGCAAAATAAATATCGAAATTAAACAAATTGAAACTATGTCAGAGAAAGAAATTAAGATGCAACTTTTGGATAAGTTTGCAAACATCGAGAAGCCGGAAACGGTAGATTTTTGCCGCAAGGCATACGAGTTTATCACAGAGGGCGAGACGAAGCAAGCCCCGGCCAATACCGTAGCGGATAGTTTGGCCGATGGTATCTACTACGTTTTGGCCGATGGCAGCGTAGTACCGTTTATCCCTGATATGGGAGTAGATGGCAACTTAGACGGTAGCCAAGTAAAGTACGTAGGCATCAAGTGGGGTAGCCGTAGCCTCAAAGTGGCTTTGCACGACGCAGCGGACGGCGAAGAAATTACGCTAACGTCAGGTAAGGACACGACCAAATACGACGGTTACAAAGACAACTATTTGGACGCGGTAGCAGATTGGAACGGCAAGGCCAACACCGAACACCTGAAAGCCATTGGCCTTAATAAAGAAATCGAGTTGGCCGACGGCGAGTATATCCCAAGTTTGGGCGAAATGTACCTTATCTATCTGAATCGTAAGGCACTTAATCAGGCTTTGGAACTGATAGGCAGCGACCCGATTAAAGACGATTGGTATTGGACTTCTACCGAGGGCAGCGCGACCCGCGCCTGGCTTCTGCGCCTCAGCAGCGGCCACGCCAACGGCAGCACTAAGGCATCGACCACGGCCAGAGTTCGGCCCGTCTCAGCATTTATTTCTTAAACTTTACACTTTAGTTATTAAACTTTAAGCCCGGCGAAAGCCGGGCCACTAAAAAGCAAAGCGACATGAAGATAATAAACCAATTCAGACGCAAAG